TTGTCGGCTTAACATTTAAGTGGTCCTTCGGCGCAGGTAGCGCGACCGCTGCTGTTAAGACTGTCAAGGACAAAACAGAGCAGCTGTTTGCCCTAGGGCAAAATGGCTATGTACAATCCTTTGATCGGCTTGTTAGTCAGATGACTGAGGCCATCAAAATTGACCAAGACAGAGATGTAATGCTGCAAGGTCAGTTACGTGAGACTGATGCGCTGCTCATCTCATTTAGAGGGCTTGAGACAGCTCTTGCTCTCAATGCTAAGCGTACGCTCGAGTTGCAATCAGCTATGCAACAAGCGGAGCTCGACGGCGTGCGCAAGCGCTTAGCCGAGTATCAGCTCTTCATGTCAAAGCTTTAATCAGAGCTGCCTGAGTCGCTTGAGCTAGAACTGCTGCCAGAATTCGCTCAACGACGATGCCAATGAGAAGTCATCGGGTCGGCGGGCTTCCTCTTGCTGCGTTCTTGTTGAATACAGGGACGGCGCCGGCGTCACGTTTCTGACGATAGGCTTCGAGGTTAGCAACTCCGGGCAAGGAGCCTTTGTCTTTGGCATCGGCCGATAGCGAGTCGGCTCGGGCAGCAGTTCGAGCTGCTTTGGCCGCGGTTTCGGCATGTCTTCTTGGCGCTTCGGGATAAACAGAGTTGCCTGCAGCACGGACTGCTTTCGCGGCATCGGCTTCGGCTCGTCGCTTTCGAATAACCATGTCCAAAGCTATGTTACGCACCAGTTCGGTTTGTCCATGCTGTGTTTCCTCCGTATCAGTATGATTGCATATCTGCGAGACTATCTTGTAAACACTTGGTTTTATCACATCGACAAGCACAGGCAAAGCTTCATACAGGAGATGAGCCTTTTTTCCAACTATTAGGGCCTTGATGCAAGCAGGCTCATTTTTCAGCGGCCCCAAGATGAGCATGTCATCATTGGCAATGACGTTGCCCCACTTGTCATAGTCAATGTAGGACTTGAAGCCAGGCGGCAGCACAGGCTTGCGAGCTGCAACCTTGTGCCGTAAAGTGTTCACGGTGAGGACTGTGATCTCGGCTAGCTTATGGTGCTTGTTGCAAAGAGCAACGCCGTTGCTCAGGTAGTACCCATCATCAGGGTAGAGCCGTCGGTCAAGGATTTGGTGAGCTTCAGTCGCAAGCTCGTTGCAGCATGCACAGTAGCCTAGCGTGCGAAGCTTGACCTGTTTGATGAAGGTGTCACGGTCGAGCAGCCGACTGTCGGGCGGCATCATGAGCCGCTTGGCTGTTTGGATGATAACTTTCGATGCCGCTCTTAGGTTCATTGCGCTTCCAAAAGTTATAGCGTAGAATATTGCCATCTTGTAGAATGGTGCATTCTACATTCTCGAGGTCTTTTAGCCGAGTAAAACCTTGCTTTTGATAGTACCGGTGAATTGCATGCTGTAATGCCCAACTACCGGAAGACACCACATAACGCACTCGATTGAGCGTGATTAGGAGCTTGCCTGAGCTATACGCTCGCTTAATTATAAATCGAACCCGCGAATGACGGTCGATTCTTAAGATCGAGAATAAAATTACCTTAGGCTGCTTACGCTTAGGTTTGCTCTTTGGCAGGATGCTGTTCATGATAGCTTCTTTGCACCATCTCTAATGGCGCTCTCGAAGCAGTCATCATGAACTCTTCGCTCATGCTCGTCTGCGAAGACCAACCTAAAATAGACGAGCCCTAAGCCCTTGCCAGGCGCACGTTGTAGCTGCTTACCGCAAACCCAGCAGTGAATTGACCCGCCGCTTCCTTGCATCATGCGCTTTTTGGGCATGAGGCCTCCCGAAATTCAATGAGCTCGTCAATGACCGCCTTCAGCTCGTTGCCGCGCAGGTCACCCATGCCAGGTCGAGGAAGGCCATCTACCTAGGTAGATGCCGAGGTCATCGGTCGAAAGCTTGTTTCTGCAACCCATAGCTTCGAGCAGCTTTTGCATCTCACTCAAACGCTCATCAGTCACCGCCATGACGAAACCGCCACCAGTTGCAAATCGCACGTAAGTTATGATGCCGAACAGCCCAGTCACAAGGCCTAGCGCCATAGCCGTATTTTTCATAGCAGGCCCACATGTCACTCATGAAGCTGGTAGCAATGCCAAACATGTTAGGCATAGGAAGATCAGAGTTTTTGTCATATAGGTACCTACGTCTACCAAGTGATTCGACCGTCCAACGCCGATCCAGTAGGCTTTGTGATGACATCATGCATAAACACCATGAAGTCTTTGTCTGTACGATGCCACTGCTTGTAGTATGCGAGCATGGTGCCCGACGGACAGTGTACGTCTCGCTTCACGTCATCGATGTCAACGCCGAACTGAATAGCTACCGGCTTGCTTTCAAGCGTCGCTCGTTGAGAGTCTGTGAGGGTGCGAATCACTTAGAATCCAAAAGTTTGCTGTGACTTTGCAAGCGCGGCGTTCACTTGCGCTGCAACGTTCTTGATGTCAAACGCTAGGCTGCCATTGATCTGCTGCATGAAAGTATCCATTGCAGTGCTGCGGTACTTGCGAAGCTCTGCTCGTGCGGCTTCATAAGCGTGCGGCGCCTTTGTGGCTACGGCAGGATGCGCCGTCTTCTCCAACGCCCCAACCTTCGCTCGCTCTGCAGACGCTAAGGTGAAGAACGCCGAAGCACCAAGCAAGCGCTTGACACCTCGACAGTCGACCGCCCAAGTAAACTTCTCGCACTGCACAATCTCGCATTCGATGACCAAGATCTGGCGCCACGGCCGCTTGAGGTTCACGTAGTAGATTGTTTTCACAGCGAGTCAATCCTCAGCTGATGTTTCGGGTCATACAAGCCGTCGGTGCCTTCATATGCCTCATAACCTCTCGGGTTTGACAGCACTCGTACATTGTAAATCATGTAGTCAACTGGCCTATGAATATGCCCGTGAACCCACAGCTTCACATCAGCGCAATGAGTCGCGATGCTCTTTGACAGGTCTGTGAAGTAGGACGCGTTGAGCATCCTCTCGTGCGCATACTTGGGGTCAATGCTTTGCTCATGAGGAGCCATGTGCGTCATAATGATCACAGGCTGCCCAGGCACATCGGCAGCGCAGTTGTTGAAGATGAACCGCGCAGTTTGACGGTGAATTTCAAACAAGTCCTCGGGCCGAATCTTGCGTCGAACCTTCGTGTCGCCGAACGTTGTGTACTTGAAGTCCATAATCGTGCTTCGACTGACTGACATCGCTACTTGATTGCGGCCGTAGTCAGTCCACAGCGTGCCGCCCACGAACTTGATGCCGCTGATCGTAGCGGTGCTCTGTTCTAAGAGCGTGACATTTGGCAGCAGCGCAGCAGCTTCACGTGCCTTGCGCACGGCAGACTGCAGGCTCAAGCCCCAATAGTCATGGTTGCCAAGCACAAGCACAACATGCTCGAAGCGCTTGGCTATCCAGCTGATCCAGCTGTCACCGTCAAACATCACCTTGAAGGCAAGGTCGTTTCGCCATAAGTCACCCGCCAGCATGAGAATCGTGTCATGATCCTCAGGCAGCGGCGTAGGCGACCAAACCTGCTTCGGGTGCAAGTAGAACATGTTCCCGATGTCAAAGTCAAGGTGAACGTCGCTAAAGAGACGAAGATAGGTAGCCATAGTTTTATTTTATCATAAGCTGTCTAACGGTGATACTAGCGCCGACGCTTTGAAAGGCAAAAGCTTAGCAGCGCTGCAAATACCAAGCCCAACGTTGACGGCTCGGGAACCTTGTGCCACCGAAGCCGCTTCTCCTCCTCTTCGAGAAGCTTGCGTTGCCGCTCTTCCTCTTCAGACTTGAAGTTACGTTCGAGCTTGTCAATATGCTCAGGCACGTACAGAACCTTGGTGACTCGGCTGACATTACCGCAGACTGTAGGCACGATGATGCAGTGTTCAGCTTCACAGTACACGAGGCCACGTTCAGCTTTGCCGCCCCACTTTGCACGGCTAACATTTCCGCAGATTTGATTTCTGCCAAAGTGCATGTCCCGTAAGTTGTCATATGCAAATGCGCCGTTGATGTTATCAGCGGTGATCTCGGCTAAGTCATCATAGTCATGCTTAAGCATTCGAGCATGCAAGGCGTCCTGCACAGGCTTGGGAATGTCTGTGTAGTTGTAGACAGCATCTGCAACGTTGCCTATGTAGCGGTTGGCTCCTGGTTGATCCCAGGAGCAAGCGGCGGTAGAGGCTATTGTTGATGCGATGAGAGCGGTAACGAGAGGCAATTTAAGTCCATGACTTGATATGTTGTGATGTCGGGCCGAAGCTACAGAAGGAGACCGAGATCTCTCGTCCTAGCTCGCGGGCCACAAACAGCGGCAGCTCAGCTGATGCAACGGTTGTCAAGACACCCGCAGCATTCACGACATTGACTTGAGCACCAAGCTGGTCAAGGCACGTGAGCATGAGCTGAGGACGCCGTACTACCGCGCCCTTATTTAGCACCGCGGGCGTGCTCAGCGCCCGGGTAGCATCTGCTGTGAGCAGGTCCTTCATCTGCTGAAGGTTGAGCGGCGCCTTGCGCAGTGCCCCCTGCCACATGTTTTCAATGTTTGTCAAGTCGTGCAGTGGCTTGTCGGTGATCGACTCACCTTCTAGGTGCAACGGACCTGCGCCATGCCTTGTCAGGTAGCAACGGCTGATGTACAGCGGCTCGACTTCAAGAGCGCCGAGCTCAAAGGCCGCAACGGCGAGCGCCGAAGGCAAGCCGGTGATTGACCGGGTCACGTAAGGGAAGGTGCCCAGGAACTCGTCAAGAGCCAGACCTTGCGCGCCTTCAAACAACACAGCCTGGTCATGCTCGATTGACGCCTGCAGGGATTCAAGGCTATCCTTGTTGAGCATAATCAACGGCTCGACAAGCTCCTTCAACAGCTCGGCTTGCTTCACAAAGTCAAGCTTGGTCGTGAGCACCGCTGAGTACAGCTGATGCTTGTTCAGGTCATCTTGGGTCAGACCAAGCGCTTCGAGGCGCTGAGGGACCCAACGTTCGACGATGAGCTTGAGGTCAGTCGCAAGCTGATCAGCTGTCCGAAGCACGACTTGCCAGAGCTTAAGCGGGTGACCTGCAAGGTTGCGCGTCACGGTCTCGTTGATGCCCATGCCGCACGAACCATGGCGCTCTTGCCCGCGTGACAGCTCGGCGATGGAGTTGAGCGCCATGTCATAGATCGTTGTTACGGGGCACATCGGGTGCACCATGATGATCGGCGTCTCAGTCAACGTAGACTGGAGCTGAACCAGCTCTTTGCGAAGCGTGTACGGGTTGACGATGAACTGGCTCGACAAGTAGGTTCGAGCGTTGGGCGCAAACGAGCCTGCACCTACATGGCTAAAGACGTGACGGCGACCATCACCGGTCTGAACGGTGTGGCCGGCTTGAGAGCCACCATTGAACCTGACGATGAGCGGTCGTTGGCCTTTTGCAGCCTGCTCACGCGCCAGGTAGTCAATGGTTAGGCCCTTGCCTTCATCGCCGTAGTTCGCGCCTATGATTGCTATAGCTCTCATGTCACGCTCCTGTTCTTAGTATTGTATACTAGAAAGCGCTCGAGGATTACCCTTCAGACGCCTTAATGGCGTTCTGGAAAGCGTGACGCAGAGCGGCTGGGCGTGTCGATTCAGCGATGACCTCTTCCATGTCCCGGCCCTTGACGATCTTCATGGTTGCGAGAACCAGCTCGTCCAGGTCTTCGAAGTCCGACAGGAAGAGCACCGACGTGCCCATCAGCTTCGTCCAGGAGTCCTTCACTTGGCGCGGCCGCGAGCTGCAGTAGCTGCCCTGCTCGATCACGATGTGGAAGACGTGGTAGTTCTTCTCAGCCAACTTCAGCGTTTGCGCCGGCGTCAGGTCGCTGTACTCGCCAGGGCCGAACGTGCGTTCTTGCTCGGCGATCGTCAAGGTCACGTACGGTGCCTGCTCATCGCCCATCGTGAAGAGGAAGCCCTTCTCGCCGCGCTTCTCGAAGCTGTCGGTGATCGTGCGCTTGGCAGCGAAGTACCAAGGCATGTCATATGCCTCGGAGTCATTGCCGCCGCCGTCACCCACGAGATAGATGCGGCGCAGCTGCTCGAGGATGCGGATGTCGGCCTCGAACTGTGACACCTGCAAGGGCGCGTGCGAGCTGTCACGCACGTCATCGACGCCCATGAACATTATGTGCGGGCTGGTCACCGGCTGCTCTTCGAGCACGCGCGTCATCAGCTTTGGCAAAGCCTTGGTCGCGATCAGGCCGGCGTACTTACCCATCGAGCCAGTCACATCGAGCGCGAGGATCACCGGCGTTGACTTGGGGTTATCGGCTGAGTCGCAAGACTCACGAATCATGATGTTCCTCGGGTCGAATTCAGGCGGCATGCGGTTGCTGCTGAACACCTCTTGCAACGGCTTTTCGCGGTACGCCGTGCGGATTGCATACGACTCGTAGTCGTCATTTGTCCAAGATCCATGTCCCACATTATCTCCTTCGCCTAAGTAGGCATATGAATTACAAATACACTGCTGGTGATCGTTCACCCTACTGAGATCATAACTAAACGTCATTGTAAAACTTTTATGATCTTGGGTTTTGGTTTGAAAAGCTTTAAGGTTTGTTGATAGTCTGCGCATACTTGCGAGCTATTCGTTCATAGATCATGCCGATGCCTTGCACGTTGAATGACGTGCTCCACTTGAAGGCGTCCTTGCTGGCGATCGGCTGCATCGAAACGACAATCACATGATTTTGATTGCGCTCAATGCCAATTTCATCGAGAAACTTCTTGATGGCTGACGCTTCTGGCGCTGCCACATGCCCAAGCTTCTTGACCCCGTCGTGCAGCATTACCGCATCTTTGTCGAATGGGTTGTTCACGTCTTGCACGAGAAACAGTAGCTGGTCAACAGTGCGCCGAGTAGACGCTTCGACTATCCTGTCAAATGCTTGGTTCCGCTCGTAGTACTTCATGCCTACGATTGTCACCTTTGCCAGCAGCAAGCTGACCGAGGAGGGAAGCTGCTCAACGCTGTCATAGTACCGGCGTTGAGCCTCATCCATCCAGCCGGTTTCAGTCAGCTCCGACCGAAAGGGGTCTTGGGTTTGTTGCTGGTGCTCGGGCCCTTCATCATGTTCATCATCATCATCATTTGCATCATCGAGCCCATGCTGCCGGCCGCAGCGTTGGGGTCAGCGCCGAGCATGCTGCCCGTGCCCATCTGCATCATCAGCATCATCGGGATCATCTTCTCGAGGTTCATGCCCGAACCGTCGCCATCTTCGGAGTCACCGCCCATCATGCCGCTCATCATCATGGGCAGTAGCATGCCTTGCATCTGGCCCAGGCCCGAGGCGCCGCCAGGCAGCATGGTCATCAGCGAGCGCAGGACCATAACGCCAGACTCGAAGCCAAGCATTTGGACCTTCGGCGGACGCCAGGTGGTGGTGGTGCCGTCGGAGCGCATCAGACCAAAGGTGATCAACGGGACGCCAGGAACATCGACGCCGCTGGGATCCTTGACGGTCGTCGGCTTCTCATTGCGCTTGGTTACCCAAGCCGGCTTGTCATTGGCCTGCAGGATCATGTCACCGACATTGACGGCAGCGAGCGGTGTGGATTGCGCGAAGGCCGGGATGCTGACGCCGAACTGATCGAACATATTGGTGGTAACCTGCGCGTCATCGCCGGCGCCCTCAAGGGTGGTGATGCCATCGGCCGTACGCACGCCGATCTTACCGGTCATCAAGTCCCAGACCACGTTGTCCGCCTTGCGGAACATTCGGTTGATGAACTTGTCGGCTGAAAGGAAATTGAGTCCGCTCATGTGGGTTCTCCTTGAAAGCGGTTATTGAACTGCTTGGTACGCCCCAAGCAAGCAAAGACAATTAGCTTGATGTGGGTAGAGAATGCGCTACGGCGGGTGCTGCGGCATTTGAAGCTCCTTCAAATGTGATTGCCAATGTCTGTCATCGACAAGTGTATTTATAGTATCATAAACCGAAAAAGTCGTTACTTTATCATCGGAACGTAGCGGGTATTTTCAGTTTCAAAGACCTTTGTCGCTGGGTTATACATGACCACATATGACGTGAGCACGTAAGAGCTGCACGTCACGTTCTCTTTGTCAGGGTGGGTGATCGGCCACACCATTGCTCGTCCTCCCACCTCAATGTTCTCGAATGGGCTAAGCCCAACTCGGCCGGCGTCATAGTAGGCAACAGGCTTGATCATTGGAAGAGCTTTCCAATGAGGAATGCATAGAACCAAGTGCCGCAAGTAACTGCGATGGCTGAAGCCACCACGCCGAGCACGAAGCGTTTGGTGTTGATGAGCCGAATGTTCATGTCCGAGTCTCCTCGATCTTGCCACAGATAGCGCACTTATGCTGCGTTACTTTTACGCTGCGATAAGTGAATGGTTTCCCTAGCGGCTTCCAAGAATGAAAGCCGAACCAGCAGAAGCTGCGAGTGAACCACTTGGTTGTGTAGATCAGTCGCATGATGCTTACTTGTCGTCACGAATGCGCACGAACTGCGGGAAGCGAACAGCGTAGGCGGTTTCACCCTCAGCCAGGCTGAGCTCTTGGCCTTCGAGCATCGCTGTCTTGTTCACGAACTCGCCTTGATGGTTCCACACGTACGCACGGAACCACTGATCACGGTTGAGCGTGTTCAAGTCAAGGCCTTCGGCTTTTGCCTTCTCGTCGATGAAGGCCTTCAGCTCAGGACCGCTGACCTTGAAGCCGCCGCAGTTTGTGCGGATGAACTTGCCGTTTTCGTCAAAACCTTCCAGCTTGATACCGCCCAGCTTGTCTTCGTTCTTGGTGCCTGGGTCGCCGGCGTAGAACCCGGTGATTTTCAGGTCAACGTCAAGGATCGGCTTCCACTTGAACCAGAAGTTCGAGCGGTCCCATTCATACACGCCGTGCATGTTCTTGATGATCAGCCCTTCGCCCAAGCCATTGAGCGTGCCGTCGGCGTTGATGCCGTCTTTCAGGACCTCGGCGTAGAAGGCGCGCAGTTCAGCGATGCTGTAACAGATCTTGGACTTCGACTTGATGATCTTTTGCAGGTCACAAGCTTCGATGATGCTGAGGACGCCGTCCGACCGACGATGCTGCGGGTCGGTTTTCAGGCGAAGCTTCCAGGTAGACAGCAGCATCCAGTCAAAGGCGTAGAAGCGGAGGTTTGCCTTGGCTTCGTCATTGCCCGACCCCTTGGCGCGAGCGGTCTCGTAGAAGGACTTGCCCAGGACCTCGCCGTCAAGCACGAACGGTTGGCCGATGTACTTTTCAGCCTTGACGAGCTCGTCATCGAAGAGGCCGTCGCACCAATCAGCTTTCTTGCCAGAGCGCGTGAGGTATGTAACCTTGCCGTTCTCCACGAGAGCGAGCAAGCGCTTGCCGTCATACTTGGACTCGGCGATCACGGGGAAGCGAAGGCCGTACTTCTTCTCAAGGATTGCGGGAGTCAGGACGATGTCGTGCTTGCGGACGGCTTCGGGCTTCTCGTCAATCTTGGCAGCGAGCATTAGCTCGAAGCTGGGAAAGTCCACGGTAGGGTAGAGCTTCGAGAACACCGTTTCGCCCGCGCCGCACTTGAGGTCCTTAAGGAGGACACGTTGCAGCGCCTTGGCCGTGTGGACGGTGTACTGGCCGAGCACAGCGGTCACTGCGATGCGTGCGGCGTTGCCGGTGAGCGTGCGATCCGTCAGCTGGTTGAGCAGCTCGAAGAACTGGTCATAGCTCGGATCAGTCGAGGCAAACGCCTTCGGCTGGTCAAACTTCTTGATGTTGAAGACGCGGTAGGGGTTCAGCGCTTCCTGTACAAGCTTGAGCTCGTCGCCTTGGAGGCCGCTCAGCGCAGCAAACTTTGGCTCTTGCTTTGAGTGCTTTTCAGCTTCGAACACTGCTTCGGCAAAAGTCTTAGCCATTTTGTTGTTTCCTACCGGTTATTGATAGTATGATTGTACAACAACATGCTTACCTTGTAAACAAGAACTTACAAAAATTCATCAAAGCCCATAGCGATCAGCACGTCTTGCGCCTTGAGGTACCGACGCTTAGGAGACTCAAGCTCCTCGATGACCTCATTGAGAGCCTCGATAATTTTCTTACCAGACGTTGCGTCTCCGTCACGGACGCCAATTAAGACCACCCTTTCTAGGCCAGGAGTTCTAAGCAAGTTAGGAAGGCCTTTGCAAATTGGCGTTCGAATGATTGCCGCTTGAATCGGAAACTCGGTAATCTCATCTAAGTTCACGGGTAAAATGATAGTATCTGTGCTTACTTTGGACAAGCCGTCTGTATTTTTAACTGACCGGCAGATTAGTTGAAGCAATTCATATGAACCTTCTATTCCTACTAAGCTTGGTAGCTCACTCGAGTGAATGTGCATGAACGTGCATTTCTTAGGAATGCCAACAAGCGATTTAAGATTGTGTGCCACGATGAAGCAATTGAAGGGAAGCTCTTCAGGCGCGCCTTCGAGTGTGTGCAGGTACTCTGAATCAACAGATAATGTTGAAGCATTTAATAGCTTACGTGGACAACCCTTCAATGAAAATAAATTGTCAAGCGTTAATTTCCCACTGTGTAAGTTCATCTCTCCGAACTGGACAAGAAGGCGGTTATGCTTGATAAACGGAGCTATTTCAAAGCTGCCAGTTTTAGAATCAATGTCAACAGAGCCGTCATCATGCACTTTATAAGTAAACTGCCTGCTAAAGGGCATAGCTGCTATCTTAGCGCACAGCTTTGAAGCAGCATTCATACCGAGCTTGTCATTGACTATTGAGATTTCGGATAACTTCACAGCAGTAAACATCCATGAATTGTACCATATGAGCTGGCTTGGCTCATATTTCAGCAAGCTCGTCAAAGCCGGCTTCGATCAGGTCCTGCTGAATCTCAAACATGTTAGCTCTTGTGCCGCCTGCTTTTTGCATCGCGATGAGCTTTCTTTCTAGCTCTTCAGGTAGCACCATGCGTGACACTCCAATGTGATTATTGTAAAGCTCGACGTCAACGTGCTTAGGAATCAGTACGTACCATGGCAAGCCTGTGCTAAACACAAATGATGTGAGGTCAAGCTTTGTCACAGTTTGTGGGAGCTTATGGCTAAAGCGTAAAGCTTGCTGCAACCCTATAAGCTTAATGCTTTTAACAGCTGCGTGCTCTAACATTGTTAGCTTGCTGTTAGCAACGAGATGAATTTCAAGCTTAGCGTCAACGTCAGCATTTAACCCTTCAAGCGATGTAAGCAGTGGAGTTGTGAGCACTAAGTGTTTCTGAACGTGCGGCATCCCTTTGAGGGTGGTTAACTTAGAGGGAATGACACGAGCTACGGTTTTATAAATGGTTGCTTGCCCAATGATCAAGGTCCCAATATCAAGCTTTTCAAGCCCCTTTAGAGAGCGTAGTGTAGGAATTGATACGGTCATTGAGATGTTTGAACCGTCTTGGTCGCCCTGCTCAACTGTAAATGGCAAGGTGCCTGGCGTGATGATATTAGCTAGATTGACAAGAGATGATGTAATCTTGGCTACCTTGGGTGAAACAGCTTCAATGCCATATGTACTACCTGTTGCATCCAGCATCTTCTGTAGGTCTTCGGTAGTCTTTGCGTTTTTGACTGTGATGGTTTCGCGCAATTGTGTAAGAAGCATGTGAAATAGCCCAAGAGGTTGAATCGCTTGGGCTATTTATGTGGAGCATGAGCTCCAGATGTTAAAGCAGGTCTATTGGAATGTCCATGCTGTGTTCAAATTTTGCTGCAACTAAGCATCGAATCACAGCAATTTGCAATGTAGGCCCAACTTGGCTTGCACGGTTCCTAAGCGAAGCGCCTACCCATAAGATACTGAAAGACAAGCTCAAGCTGATGCCTTCTTGGAAAAGAAGCGGAACCGCACTTATTCCAATTGTTTGACTTACTTCTTGCTTGGACGCGAAGGAGTCATCGACTGAGGAGCAGGTGCTGGCACAGGTATGGACTTGGGGACTGCCGCAGCTTGCTGTGTCGGGCGAGTCGGCGCGATGTTCGAGATCACGTTCATCTTCTGCTGTGGGATAGGAGCTGGCGCTGCGGCAGGAGTCGGCGCAGAGTGGATGATCGTCGTGTTGTTGATGGTCTTGTTCGTGACCGTGCGGTCGCTGTTGTAGACGTTCGGCGCACGGTTATAACCGCCGTTGTTGCTCGAGCCCGAGTTCGAAAGCATATTGCCGATGACCAAGCCAGCAACCCCGGCTGCAACCGCCGTGCCTACGCCGACGCCGCTGTCATGGTTCTGTACGACAACTGGCTGTTGCGCATATGCGGGCTGCTGCACAATGACCGGCGCCGGCTGGGCGTACTGCTGCTGCTGCTGAACTTGCTGCTGTGCCTGCGATTGAGCGTACTGTTGTGGGTCTTGCGGCTGGACCACTTGCGCTTGACCGAGCGGGACGCCGGGTTGCACGGTGACAGGAGCAGGGTTGGGGCCGCAAGCAGCAAGCATTGCGACGGCGACGGCTATGATGGTGTAGCGCATAAGGGTTCTCTCAGAGTGCGTAGAAGCGACGAAGGTGAGCAAGCGTGAATTTTTCCAGCTCTTGCTTGAAGTCTGGGTCAGAGGATGAAGGAAGCCCGCAGGTGGCTGAAACATTCTTGAGGAGCTCGAGCTTAGTCACAAGCTCCTCCTTCAATGGCTCAAGCGGCAGCTCACCCTGCTTGATTTGGAGCAGCCTTGCCACATCAGCAGGTGGGCGAGGCAGCGTGATCTTCTTGTGTTGAAGCAGCTCAAGACCTTCATCAACGATGCGTACAGCATGCATCATGGCTTTCCAGTCTACGTTTTGCTCAGACGCTTGATTTGCACGTGAGCCGTACTTGTTGATCAAAGTGTCGGCGACGATGAGCGAGTGATTAAGCGTGTTGGTCCACGGGAAGGTCTTCTCGAGCACCATGAAGCAAGGACGCATACGGCCTGCGTCAAACTTTCCGCCAATGTCATACTCGTCAATGCGGAAGTACTTGGGGTACTTCGCTGCAAGCTTGGCAAATTCGTCCTTGAAGATGATGCCGTTGAGCCAGGTACCGCCGTCGGCCATCTCAATCGGCTTATCCAAGTCTACAAAGTCCTGCAGCTGGTCATCGCCTGCATCCGTGTCGGTGAAGCCTTTAAGCAGCAGCTCACGAAACTCACGAGCGCAGTTCAGCCGTTCGCCCTTAAACGAGTAGATGTTAGCCTGGTTGAACACGTAGCCCATCATCGCCTTGACATTCGAGGTCAAGAAGCGAGTACGAAGCTTGTGCACTAGCACCGAGAACATGTAGTTCGGCTCTCCGGAGCTCCAATGCTCGTGCCCCTCATTGCCGTTGCCAACTGGGAAAATTTGCTGGCGTGCGTGGGTCCCGTCAATGCTGAAGGCAAGCTCGATTGCGTAGGTTTGTCCTTCGACAAAGTCGCGGATGAAGACCTGCAGCGGGATGTCCTCTTGGTCAATGTCATCTACAGAGTTCTTCGTGTTCTTCGCTGTGTTGGTCTTCTCAACCTTGTTCTCGATGCGCCTGCAAAGCAGCAGGTCATCGAGCGGCGGCAGCACGACCTGCTTGATGTCAAGGTCGGATGTCGGCGTATTGGTGCCGTACAGGTGCGAGCCGTACAGCGTTTGAAAGAGGACGGTAGGTTCCATATGATGACTATATCATCTATGAACGGCTCTGTAAACTATTTTAGCGACTGGTAAATATGACCATGGATTATTTGGTCTACAAAACGATACGCATACCTAGTCAAAGATTCTACATAAAAGAACATAGAGATAAAAATAGTCAATCGAATTTAGGTAAGCCTGCTACAAAGGGGTTCACTGGCAGTAAACATATAAATGAGACATTAATCAAAATGAGAAATAAACATAGTAAGCCTAAAACGCCTATAACAGATGAGCATAGATTAAGCTTAAGTGAAGCTATAAAAAAGTCATGGGCTCCAGGTGGCACACACCGTCTTGAATACGAAAGGACTCATAATGTCTAAGACGCCCCCTTTAGTCTTCGAAGACCTCGAAGATGAGATGAACCACCTGTTCTTGGCTCTCATCGAGTACAAGCGCATCAAGTACCTGACGGTAGTTGAGAATGTCGTGAATGATGAGATTCACGCTTACGTGCTTGACAACCTTGCTGCGGAGGGCCTGGATCAACAGTGGTTCATGTCTGTAGCCACACGGTGGTTCTACAGCGCGTCTGAACGGTATCCGCTAAGCTTCGAGTTCACAAAGCTAGGCGAAGGCGACGTGATCAAGAAGGTGCTCAAGACTTTCAACATCAACTCAACGTCACGCGTAATCGGCAAGCTCTTTGTCTATGACATGAGCACAAAGCCGAAGGTCAAGCGCCGGAAGGTTCAACAGCACGTTGAGCGGGAGTCCGTCAAGTTCAAGTAAAGAGCAAGCTGTAAGCGATGCCAAAGATGCCCATGAAGAGGTTGATCGGGATCATGACGAGCTCTTCCAAAAAGACGCCGATGAAGCCAATCTTGAGGAGAATGAGAAGGCCAACGACACTGACGATGAACCCCACAATCTTCAAGAACTTCATGAAGGCAGGATGCTTCACCGCATAGTAAGCGATGATGGCGACAACAATCCAATATGTCATGATCAGCTTCTAGTTATTTTACCGCATGGATGCTTTTTCTTAAAAAGAATAATTTTTCTGGAAAATGCGGATCTTGCACTGCCAGCCACGGTTTGAGTCATGCTTGAAGCAAGCCTCGAGCGGTGCGTCCGGCTTCTTGAGGACCAGGCCTTCATCTTCAGCCTGCAAACCATCAAACAGCTTATCGAAGCCGCTTTTGAAGTTCTTAGCGAGCGATATGTACTTGTGAATGCGGATCTGATCACGCTCGGGGGCGAAGCCGTCTTTCAGATGTGCCCAACGATCACGAAGCATCGCTTGACGCTTGGTGAATGGGACACCAACGAGCTGCACGCCGTTATGCACGATCTGGTCAAAGATGTACAGCTGATCCTTGATGTGCGGCGTTTTGCTGTGAATCAGCTCGGCGACAAAAACATTCCAACCTGGGCCAAGGTTGCTGAAGAAGTCAATGTGCTCTTGCTTCGGCGTCCACAGCTTGTGGTCATCGCCGCTGGGTTGATGCTCAGCATGACGGGTCTTGAAGATGACCTGGTTGCCTTTGGCGAAGATGACAGTGCACGTCCCATTTTTTTTTTGTTTGCGCCAGCCAGTGCTGTCGTTCAAAATGGCTCAACATTGCCCGAGGGCACTTAGCTTCAGGTCGAGGTGGAAATAAATATGAGTAGGCGTTGTATTCCATGTATCTTCTCCTTGATTAAGATGATTATAATCCTAAATCAATCAAATGTAAACATGCTTCCTGAACCTAAATCACATCTAAATTTACAACGATACCTTAAATTGATTGCACACGCCAAGAAGCAATGTGCTTCAGGCTATCTTGAGAAGCATCATGTACTGCCTAAAGCAATGGGAGGTTCAAACGATGAATCAAACATTGCTGTGTTAACAGCAAGACAACATTACATTGCTCATAAGCTTCTTTGGAAGGCGTATAAGACACGAGAAACTGCAAGAGCATTCTTCTTCATGTCCCATAGAACAAACTCTAAGTCTAAACTTAGCTCTAAGAGCTATGAAGCTCTTAAAGAAGGTATGTCGGTATCTGACATTACTAAACAAAAGCTTTCAAATGCATTCAAAGGGAAAAAACGACCGCCGTTTACAGCAGAAACTAAAGCAAAAATGTCCGCTGTAAGAATTGGAATCGAGTTTAGCAATGAAACAAAAGCTAAAATGTCAGAAAGCGCTAAACGGCGAGTAAGATGCTTGCATAGCTTAGAAAGCAAAGAGAAGATGAAAATTGCTGCAAAGGCACGCGAACTTGCAAAGAAAGCTGCTGGCTACATTGTCTCAGAAGAGACAAGACAAAAGCTTTCAATCGCAAGTAAAAGAGCTCACAAAAATAAAGCCGACCTTCTCGTTACTCTCCGAAACAATAAGCCCGCATTGCAGCCTTGTCAGAAACCGAGTACAGTTTCGTTGTCTTGAACTCAGGGTCATGGCCCTTCTGCGTGTCAATGAACCCGAGTCGGCGCAGCGTTGCCAGCTCAGCGGTAACGTGAATTTGCTGTGTCTTATCCAACCCTCCATTCATGGCAATGCGCGCAGATGAGATCGGCTTGTTAGCCGCAAGCAACTGAATGCGCACGACAGAAGAGACGTTGTGGGCCTTGAGCGCGGGTTTCGTAGCCATTATTCGGACTCCTTGATGGTGAAGGTGAAAGCGGACTTGGCGACCAGCTCGGCGGGAATGACATGCACCATCTCGCCGTCGACGAGCTGCATGACGCCGATGCCAGCGCCTTCGATGATGGCCGTAGCGTAGACCTCACGTTGCGCTGCGGCGCTTTCGTAGGACTCGTGACCGTTGATGCCTCCGTAGAAGCTGCCGACCGGCGTGTGCGCCTTGACGCAGAGGATGAATGCCATTTGTTGTTCCTGTGTCAAGCTCTTTACGCAGAGCCAAGCGATTCACAAAAGATGAATGAGTTGATGTTGCTTAGGCTTCTTCGACCGCCGATTCATCCTTCTTCAGGAGCTTGGCGATTTCGGCCATGACATTGTCGAAGTTGATCTGTGTGAGCTTCGCCTTGACCGCCTGTGTGGTCACGACCTTGACTAGCGATTCGAACACATCCTTGTTCAGCGAAGTCTTGGCAGCGAAGACCTCGTTGACGTTCTCGTCGGTCACCACCATCTTGCTGATCTCGTCTTGCTTGACGATAAAGTCCTCGGGCACCACGTCGGCGAGCGCCTGCTCGACCTTGCCCAACAGCTCGGCGTCAGCGGCGTACTTCGGGTTGATGGCGAACAGCTCGCGGCAGGTAATTTCCTTGAGCGGGTTGATCTTGTGCTGTTGCAGCAGGATGACCTCGTCGGCCTTCAGCGCGCTGTTGGTGCCGCGCTTGCGCAGCTCCATGGAGGCGGTGGCGGATTCTTCGACGCCGGTGAAGCTCTCGGGCTTGACGCCGCCTTCCATGGCCATGAAGGCTTTGAATGCGTTGCCCTTGACTTGCGGTTCGAAGGACGCCTTGAGGCCTTCGAGCGCCTTGATGGCGGCGTCGATGTTGGCGTAGGCGAACAGGCCTTCGATCGGGATTTCCTTCTTTGCGGGCTTCGCCGACTTGCCAGTCTTGGCGGGGGCGATGGAAGCAGCGGTGCTGAAGAGTGCCATGATGTTCGCTCCTAAAGTATCTGAATGATTGCCGATAGAATGATTGTACATCAAACTGCTGCTGATGTAAACTAGCTAAAGTAGCCTATTTTCATTAAGGGAGGCATTGAACTTTCAACTTTCGATTCAAGCCAGCATTCCATCGCGATCTTGCTCTTCATTCTCGCAAGGGCTTCATCTACCGTAGGCACAGGCTTTATCTCCCACGCTGGTGCAGGCTTTGCTTTCTTGGGTTTAGGAGGTGCTTTTGCTTTTACGGTCTTAATATGCGGATCAGCTTTAGGCCGAACCGGCTTTGTTCTAAGCACATGAGCACGTGTTGTAGGCGGAAGCAAGTTATCACCGCTTAGTACATGCACTCGTGTAGGAAGCTTAGCTATAGGAGAATGCAACTGACCGCTAAGCTGTGCTACGATGACTTTAAAGCTTTGATCTTTCTTCTTCACAGGGAGGGGCCTTTATTAATGAGGTGGAGTTGGAGCATGATCACGAGAGCATAAGCATACGAGTGTGCCTTTTTGAACCCATATGACTCACCGGTCTCGCGTGTGTATAGAAGCTTTCGGCAAGACGTACGGTCCTTGCCATAGTAGTCGAGGAGGTACCGCTTCTGCGGTCGGATTAAAGCCAAGCAGTCAGCAAGCTCATCGATAGAGGTAGGCTTGACGGCTGAGAGCAGGTCTGCGTGCTTTGACAGCTGGAAGAGGCCTTGCACCACAGAGGGAATGAGCAGCAGCTTCCAGTCGGGTTCTTCCGCGATGAGCCGTTTGATGTCGGCTCGATCCTTGAAAACGTCGTAGACGCTTAGATGTAAGAAGTCAAGCTTAAAGCAGCCAAGCTCTTCAGCGAGCTCATATGGAGCTGCGGCTAAGCCAGTAAGCGGATCCTTGGGCACGTTCTCAAGGTAGACGCCACAAGGATGCGGCGCAAGCTCACCGTCACGCACAACTGAAGCACGCACTGCAGTCTTGAAGATTGTGAGCGGATCGAAATCCGAGCGGGTGTCTAGGTCAATGTCAAACATCTGATGACAATTATATCATCAGCTTGACAAAGTGTGTTAGCTATTTTCTTTAGGTTGTAGCTCAGCAGCCATGGCTTGGTCTTGCTGATGCGCGCCTTCACAATGAGCGCACTTAGCACCGTCAGGGTTTTCACCTGAGTCACCATTGCAGCAATTGTTACCGCAGGCTCCGCAAATCACGGTCTCGCGTTCGCAGTGCTCACAGTAAACGGCTTTGTGTTCCATCAGCGATTTCTCTTTAAGATGGCTTGTCTACCAACTCGAATCGCGTGGAGAAACTTGCTGAATTGCAATAACTCAGCGTTTGACTCCATCTCATAAATGTATGCCGGAAAGAGCCCTGCTTCTACCACAGAAACATTTAAATAGCAGATGTCAACTACCGATTGAACGGCCTCTTTGGCCCACTGAAGTGATGCGTCATGCGGGTCGGTATGTGACCGGTTTAGGTTGTTGCTCATAGACCTTGGATAAGGTCCCTTTTAGCTCATGGACTTCGCGCACCAGCTCATTAATGACTTGCTCCGCTGCCGATAACTTGCGTTGTAGGACGTGGACTTGCTTAGCTGCGCTCATGACTACTACCCCAGTGCTAAAAAGGTGTCGAGACTATTTAACCCTAATTTTCACGTGCAACGATCTGCGGCACCAAGCCCTGCTTGATCAATATCCTGACCCGCTCCCAATAGTGGGCGTCTTGAATGTACCCGTTACAAGCGTGCAGCGGATAGCCATGCTCATTGTAGCCAGGTGTGTCAGCCTCGACAAGCACACCTGGTGGTTTGTACTTTGCGCCTGTGAAGCTCATATGCCAAGTCCCATAGCGATCTCTTGCATGTCTTTAACAACAGCCGGCTGCTTCTCGAGAGCGTCACGCCAGTAGTGCCAGCCCATGTGCAGCATCAGCATCTCTTGATCGGTCTTGTCAAGCTCCTTGACCCATGTGCGAAAGCTGTTCGAGCAGAGCAAGAGCCAAGGCGACAGATGCTTCTTGCTGATCAAGCTAAGCACCTCACCGAAGCGAAGGGTGCTGAAAACCTGTGACACATCAATGGACTTTTGCAGAGCGATATCGTCCAAGACCTTGATAGTAGCCTCTGCTTGCTTGTACGGATCGAGCTTCTTGTCGATGTACTCAATGTAGATCCGATATGCTTCATCACCTCGCCAAAGAGTAGGCGAGAGGCCTTCCTTGACCATCAGGTCGACATAAAGCTCAGGATCGTTGATTCCTGTAGCTCGCGTAAACTGAGCGAACTTATAGAACCCTGTGTAGAAGGTCGAGCCGATGAAAGTCTCAGGCGGTGGTGATTTGCGGCGTTGCTTCTCAAGCCAGACTTTGTAGAGCGCATATGCCTGCTGACCAACCGCAGTTTGTACCTCGCGCGACCTGAGCATCTGCTGGCACTCGTGCTTCATAAATGGCTGCTCTTTCATGAACTTGCGGCCGCAATGCTTACAGCTGTAGAGGTATTTTGTATCAAGCATAGCGTGATTATATTACAAGCTGTGGATAAATATGATCAACTTTTGAGGTTCCTCACATGTTCTATCGATTATTTGTAACAAAGCGTCCATCCCAACAGGTGTCATTCTTTTCGCAAACTTCTGAGGGCGCTACGCTGCTTGCTGCAATTCCTACAGCAACATCAGATGATGGCTGCTTAGGCATCAAGCGCGTATCAGACGGGGTTACGGTCATCAACATTGCAAAATGGACAGATCAAGCTTCACATGACGCCTTTACAGCTGCAAATCAAGCAGCGGTAGACGCAGCTGAAGCAGCACGCGTTAGCTATAATACCGGCGCTAGCATTACACATGTGCTAACAACGTTCGAGTCTGCGGACGTGCTCTTTTAAGCTAGCTCTTTCTTAAGCTCGGCTAACTCATCTTTTTGCCAACCTTGAGCTTCAGCGAGAGCTGTAACCTCGGCGTTGGTAAAAAGCGGCCTCACGTCAATAGCGTGCCTTAGCGGCATCTTGTACGTGTCAGCAATCAGCTGTAGGGCTTTTGAGCTACTCTTCACGGCGCCCTTAGGCGCCGTCCACTTGTATCTTTTGGAACCGCTAGCCGTGCACGCTGTCAGGACCTTCAACATCAGATCTTTCTTGTTGCCGAACTCAAAGAGGCACGCATTGGCTACCTCACCAAGCATGACAAGCTGCTCAGGGTCATTGCAACCTGCGAGCCAGCGAAGGATCATGTACGGCGAAACTTCCTTACGCTGCTCTTCGGTGAGCTGGTCCCAGAGGTCAAAGTTCTTGGCATCGAGTTGACCTAGAAGCCAGAACAGGTCAACTTTTCTATCTACCGACATAAATACTCGCCATGAAATTACTATTAAAAAGCTGCCAAAGATAATCCAAAGGTTTGGATTACAAACGGTGTCGAAAATAGACTGATTATTAGCCCGTCCTCGATACCCGACAATTGGTACCGAGGGCGAACGTTAAAGCTTAGCTGTTCAGCACCATGATGAGCCTGATGCACACTGCTTGAAAGGTGATGTGCGGGAACGCAGCGACCGCGTGAGCTCGAATGCCGTCTGCAATGATCAGCACGGCTTTCTGGTAGATAGCCTTGTCCTTGCAAGCAGGGATCAGCTTGAGGTTCTGCCACACGTACTCGTAGAGGCCTTCAACCTCCTCCTGCGGCACCTGCTTGAGCGCCAGGTCATAGAGGGCTTCGAAGTCGCTCTGACCGATCAGTTCGAGGATCTTAAACTTGTAGTCAGCGTCAGCGCCCGACTCCTTTGGCGAGAGTAGCTTGCCATCAAGCGTGTTGAGCTCGAGGTTGTTGATGATCTTGCGCAGGTCAGGGTAGGCTTGCCGAATGTAGGTGAAGATGACATCTGGGTCAAACTCAATATTTTCAGCTTGCAAGATAGTAGCGAGCTGAATGAACACCTCATCCTCATTCGGCGCCTTGAACCGAAGCACCTGCAGCCGGCTCTTGATAGCCGGGATGATCTTGTTCTCGTAGTTGCATGTGCAGATGAAGCGGCAGGTGTCTGATGACTCTTCGATGATCACGCGAAGAGCGCCTTGAGCAGCCTGTGACATGCGGTCAAACTCTTCGAGGTGCACGATCTTTAAGCGCCCCATCGGCATGGTCTCTGCGAAAGACGTGATGAGCTCGCGCACATCATCGACGCCGGTCTTGTCTGAGGCATTCACCGTCAACAAGTCCATCTCGTCAACTTCGAGTGCTGAGATCAAGATGCGTGCGAGCGCCGTCTTGCCTGAGCCTTGCACGCCGCTAAACAGCAGATGCGGGATTGACCCTTGAGCTAACCACTGCTTGACGGTGGTGCGCTGCTGCTCGTCTTGGAAGACGTACTGGTCAACCGCACGAGGTCTGTATTTTTCAACCCAAAGCTGTTTAATTGCCACAGCTGGCTCCAGTCTTCTTTGCCACAAAGCTCTCCGTAGAATGTACTAC